GTGTTAACCGATAAAAAATTAAAGAGCTTAAAGCCAGAAGATAAGCTATATAAGGTAGCTGATCGTGACGGTTTGTATGTTGCTGTTACAAAAACTGGCGCTATATCATTTAGATATGATTACCGCTTTAACGGGCGTAGAGAAACGATAACGTTTGGACGCTACAGCGATGACGGTATTACACTTGCAGAAGCAAGAGAAATGCTAATCGATGCCAAAAAGACGCTGAACGCAGGCATATCACCAGCTTCACAGAAGAGAGACGGTATTACTAAGCGTAAAGTGGGATTAACCCTGAAAGACTATACCGTCAAGTATCTGTCAGAAACCCGTTTTGCAGACAGCACGCTAGATATGAAGACTGCCATTGTCGAAAGGGATCTATACCCAACACTGGGTAAACTACAGCTAGAAGAAATCACAACACAAAAGGTTAGGGCCTTATGTGAAAAGATTAAAGAGCGCGGCGGTAATTCTACTGCTTTGCAGATACGTGAAATTATTGGCTCTGTGTTCGACTACGTTATTGATCGTGGTTATGAGATAGAAAACCCAGTTAGCAGTATCAAAGCTTCCTCAATCGCTATTTTTGAGGCACGAGATAGGGCAATGACAGCTAAAGAAGTCGGTATATTCTTTAATGAACTAGAAAATTATAGCTGTTATCCAACGCTGAAATTAGCCGTTAAGTTCGTACTATTAACTTTAGTTAGAAAAAGTGAGTTTATAAAAGCGACTTGGGATGAAATTGATTTTGATGAGAGATGCTGGATCATACCTAAGGCAAGAATGAAAAGAAGAAGGGCGCACGTAATCTATTTATCCGAACAAGCCTATGACATGCTAGTCGGATTTAAGGCCTGTGCAATGGGTAGCAATTATTTAGTTCCTGGTCGATATGATATAAGCAAGCCGCTTTCTAATGCTGCGTTAAATAATGTAATTGACGGTGTTGTTAAGCGTATAAATGCGAAGGGGATTAATTTTGAGCCGTTGACGGTGCATGATTTGAGAAGAACCGCCAGCACACTGCTACATGAAGCTGGCTTCAATTCTGACTGGATAGAGAAGTGTTTAGCCCACGAACAAAAAGGCGTACGTGCTGTTTATAACAAAGCAGAGTATGCAGAGCAGCGCCGCGATATGTTACAGCAGTGGGCTAATATGGTGGATGGTTGGATAGAAAAAGAGAAGGGTAAAATTTAAAAAGTTTATTTTTCTGAGCCTAAAACTTTTGTGGCCAGTAATGTTGATAGCATCGATGCGCCAACCACCAGCCAGAATACTGAATAAAAAAGCCGCTCAATAATTACTGGGCGGCTATCGTTTTCGGCACCAATTACAGAGAAAACATAACCTGCAATCCATGCGTACGCTATCAAAATGAACTCAATCAATGGTAGCCTCTTTGGTTATAAATTGTGGCCCAGTAAGTTCAATGCTGTTATTCGGGCATTCATTTCCCCAAGCATCCCAACCCTGTGACATGTCACGCGCAAATAATTCTATGCGATTAACGTCACCGTATAATTGTTCAAGCCTATTTTTAACCTCCCAAGGCTTTTGGCTGTGTTCACCCAAGCAACTAAACACAACTTGTTTAACGCTGGCGCTCATGCGCTCTAAGCCATTACCACGAGTTGCGATTAACACGTCCTCGCTATTGGCTCTGGTGTAGTTGCCACCGTTCATTTTTGTTTCGGCATTGAGCAAATCAAGCAGATCATGCCAATCAAACAAGGAGCCATTTTGTATAGCCTTATCGAAACGCTCATGCGCTAGCGAGTTGAACTTAACCCACGTGAACGCCTTTGATGTGCGAACCGTAAAGCCCCATGACTTGGCTAGCTCAAATGCTTCTTGCACAAAATTGCCTGTGTACCACATAGCAAGGACTGAGTCTTCGGCGGCGATGGTATGAACAGGAAGGTGTTTTAAATCAAATAGGCTGGTGGTTTGGTAGTGGTTATTTGCGGCACCATTGGAAACTTTATTGCTGTATTGCCAAGGGGGGTCACAATAAATAAGGTCGTATTTTTTCATTATCACCTACACTAGGTTGATTACCTTTCTAAAATAGAATGCAATTCTCAAAGCAAAAATATCAAACTTATTTTTGTTGTTTAATGCAACTCTATAATATTCGCATTTTTCACAAGAGCATTCGTAATAAAACAACTCTTCTTTATTGAGTTTTTTATTACACCATATACAGCGGGTTTTATTCATTTGAATTACCTTTATAATGACACTCTAATTGTTCGGCAACCCAACCAGCCAAATAACAAATAGTTTCATTGTTATTATAATTAATTGGAACTCCGCTAAAGTGCAAAATATCAAATGCAGCATGAATTGACTCATGAGTTATTGTGTTCGCATCAGTTATTGATAGCTGCATAACTATCGTGCTACAACCGCCACTAACAATACCAGCAGTAAAACCAGCGCCCCAAACACCGAAATCATGCTGAGGATATGAGCTTTGTAATTCATCTGGCGTGTCGTATATTTCTAAGTAACCGCCGTATATTGGTATAGGTAATTTATTCATTTATATAACCCCGTTTCTCTAGCCGCTTTTTCAACATCATCATGAAATACAGTTAATCGGTTAATTAAATCCTTAGTTGGCTCAGTGGCGTTAATTACTTCTTTCCATAGTGCAGTGCATCTTATTTGAAGCTTTCCTCCTATTTCAGCGTTACGTAATCGAATCATTCCAGTATCTTGCGCATCCCAATTCAAACGAGTAAATAATGAATTAAGTATTTTTTGCTTATCTTACATCACTCCACCTTATTTAGTTCTTCAATGCCTGACTTTGTTAATTTCCATCCATCTTTAGGGTGAAGCTTAATAAGTCCTTTATTCTCCAGTGAGAAAATTGATAGCCTATTACTTAACTGCCCATATCCATTATTTATATTTTTCAATGTGCTAATTTGGCGCTCTGTTAATTTCATATTCATTCCTCGGGCTGAACCCATAAGTCAACAACGTCACCCGTAAATTCAGCTATAGTTTGCATCCTTTCATCCTCAGATAATTTTTCCCATTCTGATTCTGTGTAACCAACATCAGTGCTGCATGTAGAGCCTTGATTGTTCGTTCTTGCATATAACAACATTTGCTTACTCATATTCATTCCTCTTCATTGCATCCCTGCGAGTTAAATTAATCTTCCGTTAAGTCAATAACATCATCAATAACACTTTGCTTTACTGCGTAATAGCCATCTTCGCCATTGAGCGTTATTTCTTCTGCGTTGGTGTAAATGCTGATAATCGCTTGTTTCAACTTCGCATTTTCTTCTTGTAACTGCTCAATATTCATATCTATCTCCTGTTTGCATCCTTGCAAATATATCCTGCAATTAAACGTATGGCTTAATATCAAATTGCTTGAACCATTCTTTTATTTCGTCGTATTCATCGTCGCTAATTCCATTTTCTTCTAGCCATTCTACAAATGAATCTCTGGCAGCATCTTTCGTTAGGTAATAAATAAAATTTTGCAGCTTATTTGGTGTGCTCATGGTTATATCCTTTGGTTAAATCACATAGGGAAGGGTTAGTTAGGTTTTTCCATATTTATAGGCATGAAAATATCCCAAACCTGCGGTAGTTTTAAAAACTGCTCTTTTACTGCCACTGTCAGCCCTTTACCCATGGTTCCGAACAGACCATAAGCTTTCCAGTTGCAGCTATTACCTTCATCGTCTAGTAATACAGAATCACAAGCTTGGTAGTCCTTGGATTCTTGACCACATTTAGGGCATCTAAAACCACGATCACCAATTGCCTTGCGCAAGTCATTAGTGGTATTAAATAAAGTAACTTCTTTAAGTGGAGGGAATTTAGAGCGCTGGTAAAAATTAGGTGCGCTTATATCTCTTATTTTTTCCATTTGTTCTAATAATTCGCTTTCAGAGATCCCAATCCATACTGAATACTCAGAAAGCATTTGTTTAATAAAAGTAACCGTTTCATCTACTGTACTTTTATGAAATCCGTCACTAGATTTAACTATTGAATCAATTAATTGTTGTTTGGTTTGCATATAACACCTGCCGATTTATAAAATTATTATTGCTTAGCCTTTTTAGCCTCAAGGGCTTTTCTGGCTTTATCAGCTGATGATTCACCTTTGTTTTTTGTTGGGTTATTCATGCAAGAGGTGACATAAGCATTGACTTGATCGAGGCGGTAAACATATTTGCGGTCGCTAAAGTAAATCTTTGTTAATACGCCTTCTGCGTTTAACTTATCCAATACAGCGCGACCAAGGCCCGTTATTTTTTGTACTTGGGAAGATGAAATAACTTTTCCTAATGCGCCTAATTCTTCTAAATTCATAATTTCCCCTAAGGTGGGGCGAACCCCACCACAAGTTTATTATTGGTATTCGTCTTTCATGTCGTTCAGCGTCAGGCTGAATGAATCGAACAGCTCATCGCCAAGCTTGCGTTTGTTGGCGTTAAGGAATTGAACAACCTTATCGAAAGCTGCTTTAGCTTCTGGTGAGCCACCAGCAGGCAGACTATTAATTTGCGCTTCAAGGTTGTTATTTGCATCGATGCGGTGATAAGCCTGAACCGCTTTATTTTTCAACTCTGTGAAAAGCGCGGTACCAAGTGATGATTTAAGCTCATCAATTTGTAATCGAATTTCTTTAACTTCATCCAGTGTTGAAGCATCAGTAATTGCTTGGCGCAGTAATGCAGGATTAAAACCATCATCAACAATTTCACCTGTGATTACATTGCTGTTGTCGCTGGTGGCTTCGTTATGCTGTTCAGGCTCATTTTGCTGAGTAATTTCATTAAGGCTTACGCGCTCTTTTGGTGGAGTAACATCTTTGATTGGCATGTCGTTAATTTCGTCGTGAGTGTAGACGCCAAGAATCACCTCTGGGCAATAGAGTCGAGCCCAATATTTAACAGCCAGATAAGCCATTTGTTGTTTTGGGTTAGTTGACCATAGTGGAGAATTTCGGGTGACAATGCTGGATAAGTATATTTTCTCACCCCATGTAATTTCGCTATCCCCACGTAAAATAGCGCCTGCACGTATCCATAAACCTTGTTCGTCTTCATCCGTCCAATCACGAACGCGAAATGAATATTTTTCACCTCCATTGCGTTGCTTGGTGATTTCTTTACTTTTTGTAAGCTTATCCCACCCATCTTCGCTGTATTCATAATGAAAACGACCGTGAATAGCGGTTGAAGTAGAAACAAGGGAGTTAATTAGCTGCGCTTCATAACCTAGAACACCGTTAACGGTATAAGTTTTTTGAGCAACAACAAACGGGTTCATATCCCACTGCAAGGCTTGCATTGCAATTGCCAAGCAATCAGCTTCTTTTCCTCTAAGGTGTTGGGGTACCATTACGGTACCTTTTGCCATTAACTTGGAAAACTCAATAAGACTGCTCATTTTGTCATGATTGAAAATTGATAACGTATCGTTTTGTTCCACTAAAGCGACTTCTGACATGATGATTACCTCTAAATTGATAAGCGCCACGCAGTAAGCAGGGCGCTAAAATGGATTAAGCTTCTTCTAATTGAAGTTCTTCTAACTTGCGTGTTTCAAAGTCAGTAAGATTAATGGTGAGTGTTTCGGTGACTGGTGCGGGCCATATGCCAGTATTCATTGAGTTATTGATATCACGCAGCGTCTTTTTGTACTCCAAGCGGCCTAGCTCTAATAACTCTGGTGAGGCTTCGACGATTGCAACCCAGTGGTAATTTTCGTCTTTGTTGACGAATATCCAGAAAAATTGGTCTAGCATGGCAATATCGCAGTACATAGCAGCGCTGACATGGTAATCACGATTAATAATTTCCTTGCGTATCATTGCGGTGATAGCATCCTGCTTATATCGACCTAATGAAGCTGATTTAAGGTCGAAACCAACTCTTAGATTTTCGTCATACTGGATCTCTAAGTCAGGGCGTACGCGAACTTCTAAGCCTGTATCATCGTCGATACCGAAATAGCTAACTTCAACTGCACGGTTAGGATGAGTTACCAGCTTCCCAGCCTCTGGATGGTCAAATACGGCTTGCTGCATTGCTTTACCCAAGCGGTACTGATCACCCGTAATGCGAATGCGTGATTCATCGGCTTGCCATGCGCTGATTAAATCATCTTCAAAAACTGCATCAGGCTTAACGGCTTTAACAGATGCGGCTAACTCTTCTTTCTTACCTGTTAACTTAAGTTGCTCTGTCTTTGGCTTGTCAGCGTTATATTCACGGATGAAGGCTTTAATTGAGTCTGTATTAGTAAACGCACCAGCAGGAATGGTAGGAGCTAGGCTAAATTCATCTTCAACCTTTTCAGGCTCTAAAACTAAGGTGTGAAATAAGCTACCGAAGTCTAAGGCTTCTGAACGCTCACGCTGAATAACTTTGCTGATGTGGCGACGCTCGTAGTACATCAAGCTAATACGACCATCTTTTAGCATCGTGCTGCTAATGCCGTTTGATGAATGGTAATCATCATTTGAAATATCGGTATAACGACCCGGTTCAAAGTAAGGTGGTACCAAATGTAAGGAACATTCTTTATTAACTTCCGGTGCTGCATTACCAATTTGTTTATCTTCACTGGCATGAATAATCACATCAGGTTTAGTGGGTTCGGTAACTTCCTCTTTATCAGGCGAAACCAAAGACTGGAAGTATTTCTTGCGGTCAATGTTGGAACGGAATTTATCAGGGTTCTTAATGACATGAATGTAAGCATTGATAATGTCGTTATTGTGCAGAAACATCAGCTTTGGTGTTGATGTGGTAGTGATGCTTAAATCAAAAGCCACTTTTTCAAACGGTTCAAACTCTTCGCTGGTGGCTGTTTTTTTCAAGTGATTAGCTAGCTTATCAATATTTTCAGGCGTGTTAATGTCATTGGCCATTAAGATTGCGCTAACAATGTTGCTTAATTTACGTTGGTCAAATTGCTCTTGTTCTTGATTGCTCATTAGATAATTCCTTGTCGGTTTGAATTGCTACACAGGTAGTAAAGGCCCATACGATGCCTTCTTTAAAACTGCTAAATGCTTTCTTGTTCCCACGCACGATGAATACATGAAAACCATTTTCGATAAAAAAAATCATTTCAATCACCTTTGATAAACAAATTGTTTATGTTTGTGGCGTGAAAAAAATCCAGCTAAAACAGCTAGATTGATTAATATTGTCACTGTCCAAATCTTGCATTCCGAATCTACGGGTTAGCTAAGACATTCTGCGGCTCACAGAATTCAGGAGTGTGATAGCCATTCTCGATTGTTAAAGAGCGTTAACCTTGTGGGTTAATATGAGATAAAGAATAAACCATAAACGACAGTTGTCAACTGTTAAAAACAATAAAATAACCAAATTGTTTATCTTTTAGTGAATAAAAAAAGCCAGCTCGAGACTGGCTATAAATGTAACTATTTGTTTTATTTTTCGTTTTTACTAATGATGAACTCAATAAAGTCTTGTATCTTTTCTTTTTCGTTGTCTGGCAATGCCGCAAACTTTTTATGATCGTAGTGCAGGACGTCTGAATCATCTTTAGACATGAGCAGTTCGTATGGCTTCCTACCTAGTGCGTCCGCAATTGCGGCAACACTATCAACTGTAGCGCTTGATTCATTTTTAATAATACGGTTTACAGTGGCTTGGCCTAACCCTGACTTAACTGACAGTTGGGCTTGTGATTTGAAACCGTCAATCATCATATACGTAGTGATATTATCACCAAGTATGCGCCCGATGTCGGTAGGCTGGCGGGCTAATTCATCCGCAATCTGTTCCGCGGGTACATTCAAGTGATCCTTGTCCATGTAATATTTAGGCAGCTTAGTAAGGTGCTCAATCTTTCTGGCAATAGGATCGCTAAGCGAACGATGGCTTTTCATGTCAGAGGACATTAAATAACGAGAAATGACGTTAGGAGCGCAACCCAATGCTGTAGCTAAGCTCTTTTGCTTCCCTTCATAATGCTTTTCTATAACGAATACCAGATTGTCTCTCCTGATATCTTGGATGCTTTTCACGGTGTCTTTCCTTTGTGTGTATTTTGTTCGATATTGTTTATTCTGTTTATCTATTAAATATCAAATTAACCTTTGAGGTAAATTCCCAATTTGTTTATCATTATTTCAATTCATGGCTAATGTTTATCTTTTTGGGTGGTTAATATGGCATTTACAGACTTCAAAACATTCTGGAATGGTTTATCTAAACGTGAGCGCCAGCAATTTGCAGACAGCGCAAACCTGACCGTTCAGTATATTTCTATTCATCTACGCTATTGCAGTCGTAGCGTGTCATTACAGACAGCTAAGCGGTTACAGAAAGCTCTTAACTCATTCGGTATAGAGCTAACGTTAGACCAAATAGCAGACAAATTTATGAAGTAAATCACACTAGGCCGCGAAAGCGGTCTTTTTTTGATTTGCGCGATAAACAATAGATCTTTTATGGTTGATTTATTTTTTATTGCTGTGTAATCTCATACCAAGTCACACAACATAATGAGGTCAAAACGTGAAAGTTACGTCAAGAATGGAAGCTGCTTCGCAAGGCAAGCTGCGCTATTTCACAGGTAAGAAATGTAAAAACGGTCATATTGCTGAGCGTTATGTTGCTAATGGTGCTTGCGTTACATGTAACTACGAAAGCTCCATGGAGTATAGGTCAACATTAAAGCAATTAATTATCAATGCTAAGTGAGTGGTGTTTGTATGCGTGATTACGGAAAGGTTTCTCCGCAATTTTGGATTGGAAAAACGGGTAAGGAGATCCGAGAGAAAGGGCATGAGGCTCTTATTGTGTCGATGTACCTGCTTACGAACCCGCACGCAAACATGATCGGTATGTATTACCTACCAATTATCTATATTGCGCATGAAACAGGATTGGGCTTAGAAGGGGCTTCAAAGGGGCTTCAAAGGTGTGTTGAATCGGGTTTTTGCCACTATGACGAAACTGCGGAAGTTGTTTGGGTTGTCGAAATGGCAAAGTACCAAATAGCCACGTCATTAAAACCATCAGATAACCGATGCATAGGCATACAAAGGGAGTATGAAAGTCAGCCTAAAAATCTATTTTTATCAGAGTTTTACGATAAGTATGAATCAAGTTTTAACTTGACAGAAAAGCGTGAATCATCAGTAAAAAATGGAAGGGGCTTCGAAGGGGCTTCAAAGACCCTCGGAAGCCAAGAGCAGGAACAGGAGCAAGAACAGGAACAGAAAGTAAAACCCCCCATCCCCCCCAAAGTTAAAAAAGTTAAGGTTAATGATTTTGAATATCCAAATGAATTGAACCTAGAAGCATGGGAAGAATGGATGCAGTACCGCAAGGAGTTAAAACTAACGGCATACGATAAATCAGAAAGGAGCCTAAAGGCGGCAATTACAAAGTTGTTAAACCTATCTGGTGGGAACAAAGACACACAAGCAAGAATTGTATTCCAGTCAATATCAAATGGCTGGCAGGGCTTATTTGCATTAAAAGGTGATGATTATGGGACAAGCGAATTCAAATTTGATCCAGCTGCGGGGAAATCGAGAGCAGTTCAGAAAGTCGAACACGCAATCAGGGCAAAGCACGGACAGGAATATCTCGACTCTTTGGCTCAAACTGACGGAGCTGTATGGGGACAAATGGACCAACAAGAATGGAGCGGAACCGTCATTGATGTGGAAACAAGCGCTAAGCGCATTGAGTGATCAGCAACTGGATGGATTATTTAAATTCTGTATCGACCGCTGCATGAACGGAAACCCATGGCCACCAGAATTATCAGACGTGATTGTCGCGTTATCTGATGAAGTGGCTAAGCATAATCCGTTTGGGCTTGATCCTGACGAACAGCTTAGAGATTTTTTAACCTACTGCGCTAAGCGTAATAACTACCAGAGCGCTGAAATGTACCCATTCAAACACCCAGTTCAGTACTGGATGTTTACAGACCTCAGAACCCAAATGCTTGAACATCGATTGACTGATATCGAATGCGAGAGACGATTGGCTAAAATGCTTGCCAAGTGGACTGAGCGAGTTCACAAGGGGGAAGCTGTACCAAGACCAACGCTAAAGGTTGAGGATAAAACTAGACCACCGCCAGCGTGGATGGAATTACTAGAAAAAAGTAAACAACGGAGACAATAAGATTCAAAGGTTATCAAAATCGTAAGCAGGATTAACATACAGTCGTTTTTGATATGCAGGATGATAAATCCCATAGGTTGAATGTAAAAATCAAATGTAGAGCGTTACAGAGCGTTTTAAAGGGTGGTAAGAAAATCAATTTTTACTGATTTTTTATGGTTGAAAAGATAAACAAATTGTTTATATTAACCGTGTGGGTTAATCGAATTCGAGGTAATGGTTATGTTATTTCAGGATAGAGTTATAGAGCTACTCAAAGGCGGTCAAAGTATGTCGCTAAAAGCGATTAGAGACCATTTTGAAAGCAACGGTATTAAGGTTCCATATTGCACTGCAAAGGTCGCCTTGAACCAACTGGAACAGTTTAATGTTGTTTTATTGGTAACCGTTGAAGAGGGTGGAATTAGAGCATTTGGCTACAAGCTGAATGATAACTACGAGACTGGTTTAGCTAGACAAGCTAGTAGCAGTCAACGCCACAAGGTGAGAACCAGTAAGCCAAAGAAAGTTAAATCACCAGTCGTGATACCTGAATATGGCCCATGGTGCCAAACAGGTGAACCAGCGCGATTACAAATTATGTTCAATGAATTACTAGCAAAACCAAGAGCTAAGCGTATCAAGCGAGGCTTAGCGGTATGAAAACCCTTGAATATCCAATTGTACCCGTACCTAAGCCGCGCATGACGCAGCGTGACAAATGGCAGAAACGACCAGCTGTAATGCGTTATCGGGCGTTCTGTGACGAGGTGAGAGCAAGGGGTATTAACCTGCCTGAGAGCGATTACCACGTAATTTTTGTTATGCCTATGCCGAAGTCATGGAGTAAGAAAAAACAGGCTGAAATGGACGGTAAGCCCCACCAGCAAAAACCAGACAAGGACAACTTAGAGAAAGCCTTACTGGACGCCATCTTTGACGATGATTCATGCATCTGGGATGGGCGAGTTTCTAAGGTGTGGGGCACCACAGGAATGATAACGGTAAGGTTACCGGAATAATCGACAAATCATGAACTTGTTACCATTGGGTAAGTTTGTGAGCGGATTAACGAATCGTTGAATGAATGAGGTAAGTCCTTATGAGTCCAGAAGATTTTATCAGAAAGAACATCATTCAGAAGCTTCAAGAGCTTGATTATCAGGGGGGGGCGTTACAGCTTGCCGCTGATGAAGGTATCGCACATTACCGCAGGTGCTCACAGGCAAGTAAGCGCGGCGCCATGTTTGATGATTGCTTTCACGTAGCAAAAGTTTGGATGGATAACTACGGCGGTAACACAAAGGCTAAGCCTAAACGCCGTGGGAAAACAGTAGTTAAACAAGTTTCGTTATTTTGAGGGTAAGGCTATGAGTGAAGATTTAAAAGGCAAAAAATACACGTTACATCCTGGTTCTATAGTCCCACCTGAGCAGGGGTTAAGTCTTACACTACGCGACCAGTTCGCTATGGCTGCTATGCAGGGGGATTGGGCGGCACAGGATGAGCGTTCAGGTTATTTTGATGAAAACTCTGGTGAAGCAACGTTTAGTAAGAGTGCTGAGATGTACTACCGCATGGCAGATGCAATGCTGAAAGCTAGAAACAAACAATCGTGACATGTCACGCGAGGTAAATATGAATTACGATTCAATACAAATTATCAAACACAGAAAGCTCAGTAGGGGTTATAGCTTCGAGGTCAGGGGCGATTGGCGTAGTAACGGTTGGCAATGTGGTGGTGCTATATGGGTTGCACAACCTGTTGATGGTGGAATTGTGATTAGTGATGCATTGATGCAAACACCGATAAAAGTAGTTAATTCTATGAGTGAGTTTTTAACATTTGTAGAACTGGAGACCAGACAAACTCCTGAGTTAATAGGGTGGCAGTTATGATTAAACGTTACTTGGTATTTATTGTGTTCTGGTGTTCGTTCTGGAGCGTGTTCGCTTTAGCTGCAGGGATGTTATTCAATGGCTAAATCACCAGCAGAGCGCAAAGCAGCGCAACGTAAACGCCAGCGTGATGCTGGCTTGGTTACTCCGCAGTGGCAGGTAGAAGCCGAAGAACACGAAATGATTAAGCGTAATTGTGCATTGCGTAGACCAGGGCGCGAACCGTACGACGAGTCAGAATACATTCAAATGCTCATACGTAACGATGATGCACGGCTAAAGCGTGAGATTGCGGAGCTATCAAAGCGGTGTTGTGGTAAGTGCGGTGAACAGCTACCAGTGGCTAATTGCTGTCTGTCTGGTGCCGCTGAGTGCTGGAATACTAAAGGGTGGCATGAGACCAAATTGGAGGTAGAATAAGTTAAATTTAACTTTAACTGAGGTTTGTATGGCTTTCGATTGGGTTGCAGGAACAGCATTAGTGGTTGGTGTTGGGTCATTATATTTGACTTATCAATCAACAAAATCAGCTAAAAGAGCTATAGAGACATCGATTGAATTATATGAAAAGCAAAAACAAGATGCTGCACTGGCGGAGGAGATCAGCAAGAAGAATCAAATGCAATCTCTATGTTTTCTAATTGAAAATGAAGTGACTGGAAATATAATTCAAATGAGTAAACTGGTTGGATTCTGTGAGTTTGCATGGAATAAGGAGTTAGTAAAATTTCACTATAATGATTTGGGCGCTGAGCCATTTGTTGAATATGTAATAAAAAATGGAAATAAAGATGGTTTTATTTTTACAAAGCACTCTTATCAGGTGATTGATAAGTATTTACTTGAAGTATCTAAAATAGATAGTAAGTTGATTGCTGATTTATTGAGGCTAAGATTTACCATAGAGCATTATAATAATAAGTTTTTAATCAGTCTTGCAAATTTCATACAGGCAAATCCAACTATTGATGAATTAAGTAAATATATTAATGACTCTAAATATTTCATAACTGAATATCAAAGGCAGTCTATGGGTATTAAAAAATATTGTACTGAAAAAGCAATAGGACTTAATTAATATTTAATGATTTGAAGTTTATCTTTTTGCTGGTCATAATAACCTTAGAGGTGATGATTATGACCACAAAGAAACCACGCAAGCCACCAGCCAGAAAACCTACACCGCTTAACGCTCAAATGGAGCGGTTTTGTCAGGAATATATCAAAGCACCTGATAATCAAACCAATGCAGCGCTTGCAGCAGGTTATGCCGAAGTTAGCGCCTGTAAGCGTGCATCTCAACTCATGAAAGACCCTCGCGTCATTGACCGTATCGCACAGCTCATGCAGCAGCGTAATAAGCGCAAGAAGCTAGACGCTGACAGCGTGTTAGAGCGATTGGTTAATATGCTTGATGCTGATATTGCCGACATACTCACTAATACGGGTGATATCAAGCCAATCAGTGAATGGTCACCTATTTGGCGTAAGAGCGTTGCGGCGTTCGATATCATTGACATTGACGGCGACACGCGAATCAAGAAAGTTAAGCTACTCGACAAGGTGAAAATATTAGAGCTTGTCGGTAAGCACGTTGATGTTAACGCCTTCCGTGAGCGTTATCAGGTCGATGTAACTATTTCCCTTGCTGATAAGTTGGCAGCAGCTCGTAAGCGTGCCGCTGGTGGTGAGCAATGATTGATACCATGTCACCAGAAGAACAACTGATTAACGATATCGGCATGTTTACGCATGACCCGTTAAGTTATGCGCTATACGCATTTCCGTGGGGTGAGGCTGGCACCGAACTGGAAAATGCTAATGGGCCTCGTCAATGGCAAGCGGAAGCACTGAACGAAATAGGCGAACATCTACGCAATCCTGAGACGCGCCACCAGCCGCTACAGCTTGCTAGGGCATCAGGTCACGGTATTGGCAAGTCTGCATTCATATCAATGATTATTAAGTGGGGCATGGACACATGCGAAGATTGCAAGGTGGTTGTTACTGCCAACACTGAAAACCAGCTACGAACTAAAACATGGCCAGAAATTGCGAAGTGGCAGCGCCTATCTATCACCAAGGACTGGTTTACCTGCACCAAAACCGCTATCTATTCCAATGACCCTAATCATGCTAACGCATGGCGTGCTGATGCTGTGCCATGGTCAGAGAACAATACGGAAGCATTTGCAGGGTTACACAACCAAGGCAAGCGCATCATTCTAATTTTCGATGAAGCTTCTAACATTGCGGATCTGGTGTGGGAAGTAGCTGAAGGGGCGCTAACGGATGAAAATACAGAAATCATCTGGATAGCATTTGGTAACCCGACACGTAATACAGGGCGTTTCCGTGAGTGTTTCCGCAAGTTTAAGCACCGTTGGAAGACCAAGCAGATTGATAGCCGTACGGTTGAAGGTACCAACAAAGAACAGATTGATAAATGGATTCAAGACTACGGTGTTGATGATGACTTTGTTAAGGTTCGTGTTCGCGGTATTTTCCCATCTACATCTGAGAAGCAATTTATACCCACTGGCTTAACTGATGCGGCAATGAAGCGTACAGTAACACAGGCCGAAGTATCACATGCACCAATTATCATAGGCGTTGACCCTGCATACTCTGGTGATGATGATGCCGTAATTTATTTGCGGCAAGGGCTGCACAGTAAATGCCTGTGGAACGGTAGTAAAACTATTGATGATGTGATTATGGCTAAGCGCATTGCTGACTATGAGGATCAGTACGGTGCTGATGCTGTTCATATCGACTTTGGTTACGGTACTGGAATTCAATCTGTTGGTATGAATTGGGGACGCAATTGGCAGCTTGTATCATTCAATGGTGCTTCGACTGACCCACAAATGCAGAACAAGCGCGGTGAAATGTACAACAATGTTAAGTCATGGCTAAAGATAGGTGGGGCTATTGACGATCAAGAGGTGGCTGATGATTTATCAACACCAGAGTACAAAGTACAGCTTAGCGGTAAAATTTTGCTTGAAAAGAAAGAGGATATAAAAAAACGCATTGGACGCTCACCAAATAAAGGTGATGCGTTAGCACTAACATTTGCTTACCCAGTCACCAAAAAAGAACGCCACAACATTTCTACATCTAGTCAGGGCAGTAACGTTGTTAGTGACGCTGATTACGATCCATACGCATAAAAAAGCCTCGAAGTTACGAGGCTCATTGTAGTTATTAATCTTTAATAAATTCATCAGTCGAAATAGAGCTATGAACTTCAATGATTTCCGCACTGGAACTATCTACCACGATTTTAACGTGAGGGTGATAGTTTTCTGCTAAGTATTTCATCAGAGGCTTAGTTACTTTTTCAAATTCTGATTCGTCTTTACTGTTCATAATTTCACCTATCTATTGTTAAAAAAAAAGCCCTCACAGCGAGGGCAAAAAGCTAATCAAAGGAAAGTCACTGGACTAACGAGCGTATTGCAAAGGAACATCCGACTAACGACAGATAACCAAAATGTATATCTTGGTTTTATATTTGTCAAATAAGATATACAATAAATCATAAAGTATATTACTGTTTATTTTATCGAGGTGTTATATGTGCGGAAATATCCTAGGTGGTACCCCAAAGATTAAAACCCCTCCACCAGTTCAGGCAGCACCACAAGAACAGGACGAGGCTGTGGTTGGTTCGCGTGATGAAGAGCAGCGCCGCCGCCGTGCTGCCGCTGGTCGTAAGTCAACATTGCTAACAGGTGCGCAGGGTACAACCAATGCAGCATCCACCAGCGGTAAAACGCTGCTCGGTCAGTAAACTAACGGGGGTGGTATGAGTTTAAAGCAGGATTTATTAAAACAACTCTCACAGCTTAAGAATGAGCGCCAATCATTTGAGCCGCACTGGAAAGAGCTTGCAGAGTATACACGCCCTCGTAGCACTCGTTTTAACACATCAGAAGTCAATCGCGGTGATAGACGTAATACGAAAATAATCGACCAAGAAGCGGCTAAATCAGAGCGAACTTTATCAAGTGGCATGATGTCAGGGATAACTAGCCCTGCCCGTAAGTGGTTCCGTTTGGCTACGCCAGACCCTGACATGATGAATTATAGCCCTGTAAAAATGTGGCTTGAAGTCGTTGAGCAGCGCATGAATGAAGTGTTCAACCGCTCAAACATTTATCAGTCACTACCGCAAACTTATTCCGATATCGGCACTTTTGCCACCAGCGCATTAGCTGTGCTGGAAGATAACGAGCGAGTTATTCGTACGGTACCTTTTCCTATCGGTAGCTATTACATTGCGAATGGCCCTGATTTAACCGTAGACACCTGTTTCCGCGAGTTCAGCATGACAGTGCGTCAGTTGGTAATGGAGTTCGGGCTAGACAATGTTAGTGAGCAGGTTAAAAGCATGTGGGACTCTGGCAACTATAGCCAGTGGATTACTGTCATTCATTCAGTCTACCCAAATTTGAACCGCATCAGCGGCAAGTTGGACGCTAAGAACAAACTGTTTAAATCCGTTTACTTTGAAATGGGTGGAGATAGTGACCGTGTTCTACGTGAATCTGGCTTTGATGAATTCCCCATTATGGCGCCACGCTGGGAAGTGAACGGCGAGGACGTCTACGGTTCATCGTGCCCCGGTATGATTGCATTGGGTAGCGTGAAAGCATTGCAGTTATTACAACGCCGCAAAGCACAGCAGATTGATAAAGTAACCAACCCACCTATGCAAGCGCCTGCCTCAATTAAGAATCAGCGCATTTCACTTGTTCCGGGTGGAATAACTTATCTACCAATGGCTGGCGCTGACCAAATGATTAAGCCGATATTCCAAGTTCAAGCCGACATTAACGGCTTGATTGCTGATATTGGCGATACTCGTAATCAAATTAAAGAAGCCTATTTCTCTGACCTATTCATGATGATGCAGTCTGTAAATACACGCTCAATGCCTGTTGAGGCTGTAATTGAAATGCGTGAAGAAAAGCTACTCATGCTAGGGCCTGTCTTACAGCGTTTAGATTCTGAACTACTCGATAAGTTAATTAATCGTACGTTTGCAATCATGGCGCGTAAAAACCTATTACCCGTACCACCAGAAGAAATGCAGGGTATGCAGCTTAAGGTTGAATACATTTCTGTTATGGCACAGGCGCAGAAATCAGTTGGTGTTAACAGCGTTGAGCGTTTCGTTGGCTTTGTTGGTGGTCTGGCGCGGATGAAACCAGAAGCACTCGACAAACTGAACACTGACGAAATGATTGATAACTACGCTGAGTCAATCGGTGTTTCCCCAACTATCGTTTCATCCAATGACCAAGTAGCCGCTATTCGCCAGCAACGTGCAGAGCAACAACAGCAGATGCAACAAATGCAAATGGCACAAGAGGCGATTGCTGGTGCTCAGGCGCTTGGCAATACACCTATGGATGATAACAGTGCCTTAGCTGCGCTTGCTGGTGGTGGTCAATGACACAGTTTAATGATTACACCGAAGAAGAAAAGGCAGCGATTCAGGCTGATTTAGAGCTTAAAGATAAGCTTAGAAAAGAACGTGAAGATGATGATTTAAAACAGGTTATGAGTACTGAATGTGGTCGTCGTTTTATCTGGAAAACCCTATCTGCTAGTGGAGTTTTTGAAGTTTCATTTACGCCTGATCCCTATATAACTTCATTCAATGAAGGTAGACGCAATAAGGGGTTGGAGCTGTTTAACGATGTAATGAGTGTTTGCCCTGATCTCTATCTGGTCATGGCAGAAGAAGCCAAAGAACGGGAGAACAATCAATGAATTTATTTCAACGCTTACTGTTTCGTCGCCTTTGTAATGAGGTTCCAGTTGATGGTGGTGAAGGTGGCAGTGGAGCGCCAGCGCAAGAGCCAGCACCAGCAAAACAAGATACGCCAGCAAATGGTGATAATCCAGCGCCTGCAGGTACAGAGCCTAGTAAGACTGATGATAAGGCCAATGCTGGGCCAAAAGGTGATGACAAGAAGCCTGTAAGCACCGCACCTGAAAAGTATGAGTTTACGGCTGGTGAAGGTCAGGAGCTGGATAAAGAAGCGGTAGCGGCGTTTGAACCTATCGCCCGTGAGCTTGGTTTAAGCAACGAGCAGGCGCAAAAGATTGTTGATGTCTACGGCTCTACAATCATTCCGCAAATTGCCAAGCAGCAAGAGGCCGCATGGCAAAAGCAAGTAACCGAATGGGCGGAAACGGTAAAAGCAGATAAAGAACTGGGTTCTGTTGAGTCAATCGGTAATGCACAAAAAGCTATGGATCAGTTCGGTACGCCAGAGCTTAAGCAATATTTAAATGATTCAGGACTTGGTAATCATCCTGAGTTATTCCGTATTTTTTCAAGAATTGGCAAGGCCATGTCTGAGGACGGTTTTGTTAGTGGCAGCAGTGAAAACGCTCGCAGTGCTGCGGATGTTCTTTTTGGTGATAGCAAATAAGGTATAGGAGAAAATTATGCCTCAAGCTCTAACATTGGCTGACTGGGCTAAGCGTCAAGACCCAAACAGCAAGCAAGCGAAGATCGTTGAACTGCTCAATCAGTCTAACGAAATTCTTGATGATATGGTGTTTGTTGAAGGTAACTTGCCTACAGGCCACCGTACAACTGTCCGCACAGGTTTACCATCTGCAACTTGGCGTTTGTTGAACTACGGTGTACCACCAAGCAAATCAACTACTGCTCAGGTTACAGACTCTACAGGTATGCTGGAAACTTACTCAGAAGTTGATAAAGAACTTGCTGATATTAATGGTAATACAAGTGAGTTTTTATTGTCAGAAGCACAGGCTTTCATTGAATCCATGAACCAGCAAATGGCTGAAACATTGTTTTATGGTGACACTACTGTACATGCACAGCGCTTCACTGGTTTATCTGCGCGCTTCAATGATTTAAACGCTAAGAATGGTGTAAACATCATTGATGCTGGTGGCACTGGTAGCAATTTAACCTCTATTTGGTTAGTCGTGTGGGGGCAGAATACCGTTCATGGCATCTATCCTAAAGGTTCTAAGGCTGGCCTTGAACAGAAACACTTAGGCGAAGTTACATTGGAAGATAAAGACGGTGGCAAGTATCAAGGTTACCGCACTCATTTTCAATGGAAAAATGGTCTAACTATGCGCGATTGGCGTTATGTGGTTCGTATCGCTAACGTTGACCTTTCTAAGTTAACCAAAGACCCAGAAGCTGCAGGCGCTATCGACTTGCCTGATTTACTGATTCAGGCGATTGAGAAAATCCCTAATCTGTCTATGGGTAAACCTGTTTTCTATTGCAATCAGCAAGTTCGTAGCTGGATGCGCCGCCAGATTAAAAACTCAAAGAACATCAATATTTCTATGCAAGAAGTTGCAGGGAAGAAGGTCGTTTCTTTTGATGAAATCCCTGTGCGCCGTACCGATGCAATTCTCACAACTGAGGATCAGGTGGTAGCTAAGTAAGGCATGCCTATTGTGCGGTGCCTGAATGGGTACCGCTAACTTAATTTTGTTGGGAGTTCGCAACATGATTTTAGATAAAGAAACCCTATTTTCTCTCGACCAAGCAGTGACCGCATCAGCGACTGCGACCAGTATCATTGACCTAACGCCAGTTAAAGGTGATTTCCGTGATATCGGTATCGGTGAGCTGTTGCAACTATTTGCACAGGTTACTGAGCAGGCTACAGCGGCAGGTGATGCAAAAGTACAAATCGTACTGGAAACATCAAAAGACAAAGCGTTTACAACGCCTGTTGCTTTGTTTCAATCCGTTGAAATGCCTATTGCAGACTTGAACGCAGGTAAGCGCATTATCGGTACCGTTCCGCATGGTGTTATTAAGTATCTGCGTCTACGTTACGTTGTCACAGATGGTCCATTAACTGCAGGTAAATTTACAGCGGGTATCGTACTTAACACTGATGCTCATCCTATCTACAACGCCGTAACTAATTAAGGTGTGACATGTCACGATATGAAGTTTTGAAAAAATCATTTATCGCTGGTCGTCTGCTTGAAGTTGGTGAAGAGGTTGAATACAGCGGTATTGCTGGCAGCAACTTAAAGTTGATTGGTGGTGATGATGCTAAATCTGATACTGGCGCTTTGGTTGATGGGGCTAGTGGTGATAGTGGTGAGATTGTAACCAATACTGTTATCAGTGGATCGGGCGATACGGTTGATTCTAGCCTTGAGGCTTTGCGCGAACAGTACACGCAACTATTTGGTAAAGCACCTCATCACAACATGGGCGCAGATAAAATGCGCACCGCGATAGATGAAAAGCGTAAAGAACTTGGGGTGTAACCCCCGATGCTAAAGGGGGCGAAAGCCCCTTTTTTCTTTTGGAGATGCAGACAATGAAAATGGTCAACTTAAAAATTAGCACAGAAACTTTTGAGAATTCCAAAGGTGAGAGCGAAACACGTGATGAATATCCTTACGGCCTAACTCTCTATCTGGACAATGAAACGTTAGAAAAGCTAGGCGCAACCATCCCTGATGTTGGCGAATCAATTGAATTGTCTGGTATAGCCAAAATTAAATCTAAACGTACCGATGAGCGTGAAGGCAAAAAAACAACATCAGTTGATTTGCAGATAACGGATCTGGCCTTGGGCTCAGGTGATACCAAATCGGCGGCAGATGTTTTGTTTGATGGGGGTGAGTAATGGCCTCAGAAATAGAAATCTGTAACTTGGCGCTTAGCCGTATTGGTAACAGCCGATTCATTAACAGCCTCAGCGAAAAGAGCAAAGAAGCCGAGCAATGCAATTTACACTTCAATCATTGCCGCGATACTACGCTCTCTGATTTCCCGTGGAACTTTGCCAGCAAGCGCGTTGCTTTGGCTGATACTAATAACCCGCCGCCAGACTGGAAGTTTGCCTATAGCTATCCAACCGACTGTTTAAAGGCAATAGCTATTATTCAATCTGGCCAGAAATATCCTCAGCCACATAATGCAATTAATTTTCTGGTGGGTTCAGATGCTGACGGCACAGGAAAACTGATTTATTGCGACCAACCGCAAGCGTGGCTTCAATACACTGCGTCAGTCACCGATGTAAATATGTTTGATTCATTATTCATAGATGCGCTGGCATGGCGTTTAGCTGGCGAACTAGCACGCCCATTGGCATCTAATGCTGGTATCGGTAGTGAAGCATTTCAGATGTACACAATGATGATTGCTAACGCTGGTGCTCATTCCCTTGATGAATCATCGGAGCCTAACGACTACATGGATCCATTCACAGAAGCGAGGTTATCGTAATGGCTTATAGCATCATTCAACCTAGTTTTAGTGGTGGTGAAATTGCACCTAGCCTTTATGGGCGTATTGATTTAGCAAAATACTCTACCGCTTTACGTAAGTGTGAAAACTTTCTTGTACGTCAATATGGTGGCATTGAAAATAGACCGGGCACCAAGTTTATTGCGGCGGCAAAATACCCTAACAAGAAATGCCGCTTGATCCCGTTCCAGTTCAGCACAGTGCAAACTTACGCCCTTGAAATGGGTGATAAGTACATGCGTGTGATTAAAGATGGTGGTCAGGTACTTTATGCGAATGGTGAGCACAAAGGCGAAATATTCGAACTAGCAACACCATATAAAGAGGCTGACTTATTTAATTTGAAATTCACACAGTCAGCAGACGTAATGACTATCGTACATGCTGATTATCCACCTATGGAACTACAGCGTTATGATCATGACGATTGGAAGCTGGTACCCGTTGAAACGCGCAATGGGCCATTCGAAGATATCAACACGGATAAAGAGCGTAAGTTATATGTTAGCGCCAGTACAGGCGATGTAACTCTTACAGCAACGCATAATATCTTTGGTGCTGAATTAGTCGGTAAGCAAATTTATATTGAACAGCAAGCGATTGATGCTGTACCCGTATGGGAAACTGACAAGACGACTAACGTTAGTGATCAACGCCGTGCAGGTGCTAATTATTACCGCGCTAATACTGCAGGTAAAAGTGGCACGTTAAGGCCGTCACACACAGAGGGTATGAGCTGGGATGGTTGGGGCGGTGACGCGGGGATCCAGTGGGAGTACCTTCATAGTGGTTTCGGTATCGTTAAAATCAATTCAGTCAGTACCGATGGATTAACGGCAACTGGTAAAGTTGTTTCGTACATTCCATCAAATGCTGTAGGTGAAGAAAACGCCACGTACAAGTGGGCTAGGTCGGTCTGGAATGACGTTGACGGCTATCCAAGCACTGTTATGTATTATCAACAGCGATTATTTTTTGCTGGCTCTCGTGCTTATCCCCAAACGATTTGGGCTAGTCGTAGTGGGGACTACAAAGACTTTGGCAAGAATAACCCGATACAAGATGATGACCGTATCATCTACACCTATGCAGGGCGCCAAGTTAATGAAATTCGCCACTTAATTGATGTGGGTTCGCTGGTGGCCTTAACCTCTGGTGGAGAGTATCAAATCACCGGGGATCAGAATAAAGTATTAACGCCGAGTAGTTTCTCTTTTTCCTCGCAAGGTGCCAATGGCTGTAGTGACGTTCCACCTATTGCCGTTGCTAATATCGCTTTGTACATCCAAGAAAAAGGTAGCGCGGTGCGTGACCTCGCGTATTCATTCGACGTTGACGGGTACCAAGGCACCGATTTAACCATCATGGCTAATCACCTATTTCAACGCCACCAGATTATTGATTGGGCGTTTTCTATCGTTCCTTACTCAATAGCCTGGTGTATTCGTGATGATGGTAAATTACTTTCATTGACATACCTTAGAGAGCAACAAGTATTTGCTTGGGCGCCACAACAAACAGACGGGCAATTTGAATCAACCTGCAGCGTCAGTGAAGGTAATGAAGATGCGGTTTACTTCATTGTGTGCCGTAAAGTTGGTGACGGTACTGTGCGTTATATAGAGCGCTTAAGTAGTCGCTTATTTACCAAGACAGAGGACGCTTTCTTTGTTGATTCTGGCCTAAGTTATGACGGTAGAAATAAAGACGATGCTAGCACCGTACACCTAACCACAGTCGATAACTGGACGTACGAAGGTGATATTGCCTTAACCGCCAGCAATGCCATTTTTAAAGATAGTGATATCGGTAACGCTATTCACTTGCCTTACTTTGAAGATGATGAAAACAAAACGCTACGTTGTGAAATTACCGAGTTTATTAATACTCATGCGGTGCGGGTAACGCCTAATCGTGATGTACCTGAATTACTACAGGATAAGCCATTAAGCGAATGGGGCTTTGCGCGTTTCCGTTTTGAAGGGCTACAGCATATCGAAGGTAAAACCACCAGCATTCTAGCCGATGCAAATGTATTGCCTCAGCAAAAGGTATCTGGTGGCGCCGTGTCATTAGAAGAGCCAGCCGTAGTGGTTCACATTGGTCTACCGTACGTTAGCGATATGGAAACCTTAGATATTCATATCAATGGGCAAGAGACTCTACTCGACAAAAAGAAACTGGTTAAGGTGGCAAGCCTTATTGTCAATTCAAGTCGTGGTATATGGGCCAGTACCGAAAAAGACCGGTTGTATGAATATGCTCAACGTGAATTTGAGTTCTATGATAATCCGGTTGATGATGCCACTGGCGTGGTAGAAATTAACCTTGATGCACAGTGGAGCAAAAACGGTCGTGTGTATGTCAGGCAGTCTGATCCGTTACCTTTATCTATCCTCGCTGCAATACCGCGCTTAGATGTGGGGGGGTTCTAATATGGCAAAGAGCATTGTTCAAATCGTACCCGCAACATTAGAGCATGCACAGGCATTGGTACCGCATGTTAGACAAGCTGATATTGATGAATTCTATGCATTGAACCTATCAACGCCTGAGGAGGTTCTAACCTCAGGTATTAACCTATCTACAAAATCATGGGCCGCTATTTTCAATGGTGAGGTAGCGGCTATCTTTGGCGTGTCGCCAGCGTCCATTATCGGCGGCGTTGGCATACCTTGGTTAGTTGGCTCAGATATTTTAGAGAAGCACCAGAAAGCCTTTCTACGCCGCTGTAAGCCGTTCGTTGGTTTAATGCTACAAATCTACCCAGAGCTGCTTAATTACGTTGATGAGCGCAATTACATTGCAAAGGCGTGGCTGCATTGGCTAGGGTTCAAACTAGAAGATGCGCAGCCAATTGGTGCACTTAATTATCCATTCCACAAATTCACGATGAGGGCTAAATAATGTGTGATCCTATTTATGCCGGTGTTGCAATGCTTGCTTCATCAGGCATGCAAGCATATAGCCAATATCAATCAGGTAAATTTAATGCTGATGTAGCCAATCAAAACGCACGCCAGAACGAACAAGCAGCGAATGATTCAATCAATCGTGGTAATGCAGAAGCAGAGAAACAGCGCTCACGTACACGGCAATTAGCAGGCTCACAAGCGGCGGCAATGTCAGCGAATGGACTTGATTTAAGTTCAGCGGGTTCCCTTGATATGTTCGGCGATACTGCGGCAATGGGTGAGTTAGACGCATTAACGTTAGTTAATAATGCGAGTCGTGAAGCGTACGGCTTACGTATGCAAGCAGCTAATGAAAGACTGCAGGGGAAAATGGCACGCCGTGAGGGTAATTTTGGCGCAGCCACAACGCTATTAACCGCACCAATCAAAGCCTACGGTGCGTATCAATTGGCTGGTGGTACGTGGGATCCGTTCTCTGGTACATCTGGCGCGGCGGCTGGTGGTAGTTCAAGTAACAATATGTTTGATATTGCTAAGAAAAGCGGTACCAACCGTTTTGTATTTTAAGGGGTGACATATGCCAACAGTACCAACATATAAAGAACAGCAGGTTAGTTCATCACCTCTGCCAAATAATGGCTTTAGTGTCCAATCTAGCCCTGAGCATTTCGGATCGGGTTTTGGTCAAGTTACTGAGCAATATGCTGGTGTATTCGCTGAAGCGAAGCAACGGGCTAATGTAGCGCTGGCACAAGATGCATCACTGCAACTTAGACAGAAAGCCAATGAATTGATGAACGATCCGCGCAATGGATTACTTGCAATGCAGGGTAAGAATGCTATTGGTAAAGGTTATGAGTTTGAGCAGGCATTTGATAATGCCGCTGGTGAAATAGCAGGAACGTTGCAGGATGATGCAATCAAAAGTATGTTCGCACAGCAAGCAAAAGAAATGCGGTTGCAGTTTAGCTCGCAGGCTAATAAGCATGAAATGGGGCAAATTAAAGCTTACGAACAAGACCAATTCCAAGCAACGTTATCTGTTAATGCGGAGTCAGCCGCTAGTTTGTATGGCGATAACAATTCTTATCTATCAGCAAACAAACAAGTATTTCAACAAATAGAAGAGTTTGGGTTTTCACACGGCTGGAGTGATGAGCAGATTCTAGCTAAGAAACAAGAATTTAAAACAGCTACAGCCAAGAGAGCTATTGAAAACCAGATAGGCTCTGATTATATGCAGTTTATGCAGCAGAACGGAGAGCCGTCAGATAACGGTAGTATTAGTCGTTATTATGATAAATCTACCTTATCTTCTAGCGGTGGATCTGCGCGTGGAGTTCGTAATAACAACCCGGGTAACATTAGAATGTCAAAGGATGTTTGGGTAGGGCAAACGGGTAATGACGGTTCGTTTGTGACATTCGCTACGCCTGCACATGGCATTAGAGCTACAGGAAAAAACCTATTATCGTACGCAAGGCAAGGGTATGTAACACCTGAGCAGATAATTACTCGCTGGGCGCCACCTGAGGATGATAACGATACAGAAGGCTATATTAAATTCGTATCTGATTATCTCAATGTTCCTCGTGATACTGTTCTTGACTTAACTGACTTAGATACATTAACTCGCCTATCAATGGCGATAATGATTCAAGAGAATGGGCAAGGTGAAGTTAGCAAGCTATCTAACGATGATATTTCAAATGGAATTCAATCAGCGCTTGGATTGGTAAGTTTACCTAACTCACCTAATGCACCAAAACGCTTAACTGGATCAGTGGCTTTCGATGCGTTAGACGAGTCAGACCAAGCCAAATACTTAAAGCAAGCTGAACAAATGGACAAGCAACGTCAGCAGCAATTACAAACTGAGCTTGGCACCACTATTTCTGATTCCTACGCTGCATGGGAAAACGGCCTTGATGCGCCTAATGCGCCATCTGAAAAAACTATTATTTCTGCTTTTGGTTATGACAAAGGTACGGCAATGATAGCGGATATGCGAGAGGCGAAACGCTACGCTGGATTGATATCAGCGGCTAAAGATATGACACCACAGGCGCAGCTCTCGTTATTAAACAGTATTATTCCAGATCCATCAGAAAGCAATTATGCAAGTAAAATGCAGCGTTGGGAAAAATTCGGTAAGTTTGTTGATGGAAACATCAAGGCGCAAGATAAGGTATTTTCAGCCAATCGCCTGCAGTTATCTATACAGAATAACTTCCCGCTAGATCCTAACGATAAAAGCAATCAAGATGCGGCAGATAACTATTTTACTAACAATATCGAATCATCATTCAATATTCGTGATGAGAATAGTTTAAATGCAGTCGCTGAAATATCCAGCCGTACGGGAATTATTCCCTCGCAAGTCAAATCAAAACTGGTGACGGGTTCAACATCTAAAAACCCTGAGTTGGTCATTCCAATGGCTAAAATGTACGGGCAAATATTTGATAATAATCCGTCTGCGATTAATGGCCTATCTACTGATGCCATGGCTTACTATGGAAAAATCTATGATTTAACTCGCTCAGGTATGGATAGCGAAAAGGCTATAGACATTGCATACAACCTGACCTATGAGCAGAACGATAGAACTAAGGCGATTATTGCCGAACAGATGCGTGATAAGAAATACAGCAAAGAAAGAGAGAAAGCAGCGCAAGGTAATATAAATAGTTTCTTTGCCTTAGGTGGTTTCTCATCGCCGAATGTCACCAAGCCAAGTGTTAGCAACCGCGAATATATGCGGGATTACCAAACACTTTATGATGCAAATTTTGCTAGTGCTGGCGGAGATACTGATTTAGCTAAAAAAATGACGGATGCGCAGGTTAAAAAAACATGGGGTATTACCTCCATCAACGGTAAAGATGAGGTTATGCGCTATGCGCCTGAAGCGGTTTACGGTACCAATGAAAGTGGCGCAGGTAACTGGATCATTGGTCAGTGGCGTGAAGAACAAAAACAGCTTAAATCTAAAGTGTTCGGCGGTATGCCTGACGATGCCGAGTTTGTTCTAGTGCCTGATGCTATAACTGGTCGTGACTTTAGTTATGCGATTATGTTGAAGCAAACTGGCAGCGATAAAATCCCTGTGTTTACACCTTTTCTTGGTGATAACGGTATGCCATCACGCTTTAAGCCTGAGCAATCATCATCACCAATGTACCGTGAAGTTATGGATAAACGGCAGAAAACATATCAAGAAGCTAAAAAGGAGCGTGAGATATTAGAAGGTAACGCCAAGCCTGAGCCTGTTGATTATGGTTTCAGCAACACACTTAACACCATGTTCGGGAGAGAATAATCATGCCTATTTATGAAATGAACCCAAGTGATGTAATGGGCGCTGATGTTGGTTCAATCAAACAACCTGAACCACAATATGGTGAGTCGAGTGATGTTGGCATTCTTGATGCTGCAAACCCTTTCAGTGATAAAAATGAGGTTTCTAAGCTGCGTGATGCTGCGTTTCGTATTGATAACTCAGTAGGTAGTTTAATTGCTACCATGCCTTTTAATCAGTTCGAAGAACAAGACGGTTACAATCCATTCGATGATGAACGTACATTAACCGGATATGAGGATTTTGCCGATGCATTTATTCACTCTAAATCACCAGGGGAAACATCAGCAATAAAACAGCGTATCAATAGGCAAATACAAGATAGACAAATGTTGCAAGATGCTGGTGGTGCAGGACTAATATCAAGTATAGCAATGGGGGTGATCGATCCCATCAACGTTGCTGCAATGATGATACCTGCAGGCACAATTGTTCGTGGCGGCGATGTATTGGCCACAGCAAGTAAATTTGCCGTATCTAATGCGCTTGGTGGTGTTGCGTCTGAATTAGCTCTATCTGCTACCCAAGAAACTAGAACGCTTGAAGAAAGCGCACTGAACGTAACGTTTGACGCTATGTTAGGTGGCCTGCTTGGCTCGGCGTCTCAGTTGGTAAAAAACAGAGGGCAGATAGTCAGTAAGTTGAAAAACGATGTGTTAGGCGAACAGCAGACTGTACAACAAAATACCCCAGACAATAGTAGCGTAGGTGCAATGGAAGTTCCTGATACCACATTAGAACAGGAAACATTGAAAGGTCCATCATTTATTAATAGAACAATGAATGTTAGCCCTGTTGGTCGCGTGGCTCAATCACCATCAAAAACAGCACGGCAAATTAACCAGCAACTTGCAGAGAATAATTTTACCTTTGCAAAAAATGAAGAGGGTATTGCATCTTTTACAGCAGTAGAAACTAAGGTAAGAGGATATGAAACGCTTGTTTATAAGCAAGTTGAATCAACCAAAGACTTTTATAAAACCTATCGTAAAATGGCTAAAGAGCGCGACGGTAGTCGATTAAGCCTATATGAATTCAGTGAGCAAGTTGGTGATGCTATGCGTAATGGTGATCGACATGCAATACCAGAAGTCGCAGAAGCGGCAAGAGCCGTGCGTCCTATTGTTGAAAAGACTAAGGATCGCATGGTTGAGCTTGGCATCTTGCGTGAAGGGGTAACTGTATCAACAGCAGAGAGCTATTTTCCTCGCATTTATAAGTTCGACAAAATATTGAATGATCGGGCTGAATTTAGAAATATTATTGCTGATTGGTTACAGGAAATGAACCAGCGCACTGTGTATAAGGCTGAATCCAGTCTAGCTAAAGCTGACGCAGGTATAGAACAGGCCAGGGCATCCGCGCCACAAGCAGAAAAGTTGAACACTGAAATTAAAGAAGCTGAACGCTGGTCTGGTAAAAAACAGCTTTTAATGGATGAGATAGAAAAGAACCGCAAATTAGTTGCAGAAAAAGAAACTGTTACAGCCGAAATTGAAAAGCGTAAAGCAAAAAAGCCAACTAAAAAGCTGGAACAATTAGAGCGTAAACTAGTTCGCATTGAAGAAGCTGAAAACAAACTGGTTTCTTATCAACGTTCTTTAGACATTTTAGACAAGCCGCGCCAGTTTAGAAATGAATATCGCCAATTAATCCGTAAAGCTAACTCACTTACTCGCTATGATAATCGCCGTCATGCAGCATTGCGCAGAATGGAACCATTAGCGCGTGAAGAGGTTGAAGCAGCAGCGGATGATATCATTAATAAAATTATAGGCGCACCATCTGGCATTGTACCTAGTGAGCTGATCCCTGATGGATTAACTAAGCGTGCAGGTTTCACCAAATCACGTACGTTAAATATTCCAGATGAACGTATTAAAGACTTTTTAGAATCAGATGTTAACTACGTAATGGAAAACTATATTCGCCAAGTTGCGCCAGAAATAGAGCTTACCGCACAGTTCGGACGTGTTGATATGGATGCACAAATCAAGGCTATTACTAACGATTACAACACGTTAATTTCAGAAGCCAAGACAGCAAAAGAGCGCGGCAAGTTAGAGGCAAGAAGAGATGCGGATTTACGCGATATTCGCGCCATGCGTGATAGGTTATTAGGTACTTATGGTGCACCTAAAGATCCATCAAGTTTCTTTGTTAGAGCTGGTCGCATTGCTCGTCACGTTAACTTTTTACGTTTGCTTGGTGGTATGACAATTTCATCATTACCAGATATGGCCAGACCGATCATGCAGCATGGTTTGCGTAGCGCATTAAAGCCATTGGGTAAAATGTTAACCGACATTAGCGCAATGAAGATTGCCAAAGCTGATTTACGTGAAATGGGGATAGGCCTTGAATATGCATTGTCTAGCCGTTCTAAAGTTATTGCTGACCTTAATGATCCCTACGCCCGGCGCACTTTTCTTGAACGTGGTTTAGAATGGTCCTCACAAAAATTTGGTAACTTCACGCTGATGAATCAATATACCGACACAATGAAGATGTGGACGGGTGTTGTAACGCAATCAAAGATACTTAGAGCTGCGCAAGAGGTGGCGGCTGGTAATGCATTAAGCAGCAAAGAAATCAAAAAGCTGGCTCACCTCGGCGTTGATAAAAACATGTTAGAGCGTATCGCTCAGCAATACTCAAAGCACGGTGAAGATTTAGACGGTATGTTAACTGGTCATAGCCACCTTTGGGATGATCGTGTAGTTCGTGAAACTTTCCAAGCAGCGGTATTGAAAGATGTTAGAACGACTGTAATCACCCCTGGTATCGGTGACACACCATTAATGATGAGTAGCGAATTAGGTAAGATTGTGATGCAGTTTAAAACTTTCTTCTTTGGTACCCACAATAGGGCGTTAGTGTCTGGTATTCAGTCTGGTGATGCTTCATTCTATTATGGCGCATTGTTACAAATTTCCTTGGGTTCATTGGTTTATGTATTAAAATCAATGATGGCATGGCGTGAAATTAATGCTGAACCTGCTAACCTTGTGAAAGAGGGGTTAGACTGGTCTGGAATGATGGGCTGGTTAGGTGAGCCTAATAACCTATTAGAAAATCTCAGCGGTGGTTCGTATGGTATGAGCGCTATGTTTGGTGGCCCACCAGCATCTCGTTATCAAAGTCGTAATGGTATTGGTGCATTATTAGGCCCTACTTTTGACCTTGGTGGAGATATCCAAAATATTACCGCAGGTGTTATGAATGGCGAGTTTGATGATAGAGAGGTTAGATCGGTAAGAAAGCTGTTACCATTTCAGAATCTTTTCTATCTATCACCGTTGCTAAATCAGGTTGAAGAACAACTAAAATAAAAATTACAAAGTACATAGTAGGGCTGAATGACTTATTGGTTTATTCTGCTCTACTATTTTTTCAGCAAGAGAAAAGCCATCTTCATCTAAAGAAATCATAGTTATAATAGCCTTGAAGTCATTTTCATATATGTATTTTTTTATATGGCGGCCTTTATATCTATCGTTTATATAGGAAACAAAGTTATTAAGCATATTCATTGTATCCTCAGTAACTAGCTCACCTAAAGGTACCTCTATTATTTGCTTGGCAACGTGTATTACTAATATGTTAGACAACACTTCAGAGCTGCTATAATCGCTTTTCAACCCCATGAATGCTAATACTTTACCCCCATTTGTAACTGTAAAACCAAGGTCATTAGCCATCTGTTGCACTTCTTCGAATGTGTTTTTTTCTTTTTTTCTGAACAATCCAAACATGCTACCTCACATTATTATAAGGGTTATGCTGTTAACCTATCAGGTTAATTCTTAAAGTAGAATTGTTCAATCAAAAAAGCACATCGCAAGTGGCTACGTTATACCATATTATTATCACTTAAGTAATTGGAGCTATTAGTTATGAACAAAGAGCAATTCAATGAATTGGAAAGAGATTATTCAAACGCTGAAAGTAACAGAAAGTGGGGAATGTATATATTTATAGGCACCATTTTAGTAATGATAGCAAATATATCTTGGGGATGGAGTGATAGCCCTGTGTTTGTTGGTATTATAATAGGGGGAAGTCTAGTGTTTTCGGCTATCAACTATGAAAAATCTAAGATCTTAAAGCGGAAGTTAGATCAAATATGTACTTCTAGATATGGTAAAACATATAAAGATTCACTAATTGAGATTATTCATGATAAATGGATATAGGTATTAAAAAGCACCTATGCAGAGGTGCTTTGATTTACTCTTAAATGATTACTTGTTTAACTCGTTAGCGATGTATTCAATATGCGTCTTGATGTTCTCTTTAACCTTCAAACTCAGGTTTATGTAATTCATCATTGCTGTAATTTCAATGAGAGCCGCACTAACGTCACATCCTTCACTATCCAGTTTTCTTAGTAGTTCCTCTACATTCGATTTACTCATCAACTCCTTTATTCCAGTTTCGGTATTAACTTTTTCTGCATAGTTATCGGGTGCTGGGAAATTAATTACATCTTTCATATTAACTACCTATGTGATTTAAGGAGCTTATACAGTAACTGAAAAATCATTATCAATGTTTATCTTTTTATATTTAAAAGTAAACAATATTCCGTTAATGAATTTTAATGGCTATCATACACCAACGTAACCGAGTGGAGAATAGCCATGACTGTTTCAACTGAAATCAGCAGTAATGAATATACAGGAAACGGTGTAACAACCGATTTTGATTATAAGTTCAGGATTTTTAAAGCAAACCAATTGAGTGTTATTATTTCAGATGCTGACGGGGATAATGTTGTAACGCTGCGATTAGGTACTGACTACACCGTAACAGGCGCTAACAAGTCGGCTGGTGGAAAAGTAATCTTAACTAAACCACTTGCCAACGGGCACAAAATAAGTATTTACCGTGATATTCCAATCACACAAGAAACATCGTTTCGCAACCAAGGTAAATTCCTTGCTGAAACCCATGAGGATGCATTTGATTACCTCACTATGATTATTCAGCGCATATGGGGAAGCCTTGGATCGCTATACCTAAAGCGCCCAAACATCTTGGCTAACTGGTTCGACGCTAAAGGCTATCGTATTGCTAACCTAGGAAAGCCTAAACGTGATACTGATGCGGTTGATTTAGGCACATTGAAGGATGAGATTGAAGGGGTTAACAGCACGATACTGAAAAAAGAAAAGCGTACGTTGCGTGTTGATGATATGGATGTATTGGCATTCCCAAAAGTAAGTGAGCGAAGAAATAAGCAGATAGGGTTCGATCATAACGGAATCCCTACGTTATTAGACCCAGCTGAAACTGGGGTTTTAGGATATGAATTTATTGACTCATTTGAGTTGGGGGCGTTAATCACTAGCAGGTACCAAGCGCTGTTTTTTGAACATCAAGGAGAATATTATCGCTGGGATGGGGCTTTGCCAAAGCCAGTTCCAGAAGGCTCAACACCACAATTGGCAGGTGGAATTGGCGCAGGAGCGTGGATTAGTGTTGGTTATCCTAGTTTAAAATGGGTATTAGAAGATATCCAGTCAGTAATATTGGCAGCCCCGTTTGTTGGAACTTCAATAAAAATAGCATCAAGAGGGTACGCACTTTTTAAAGTGAAAAATGGCACGTCTAAATACCCATTAGTCAATCCTAAAATTAACGCAGATACTTACTTAGAGTTGCAGTCAGAAAATGGTGAAATCACAACCACAGGCGCAGGAGCTACAGATTACGACGATACATTTATATTAGATCAAGCCATGAAGTATGGAAAAGAAATTAATGCGACGGTGAAAATTGATTGCAAGATGACAATGAGAACGCCGCTTGACGAACACACATATATTCGGCTTCCGACTGATTTCACTATTTATAACGCAAACCCTCGTGTAAACAGAATTTCGTTGCGCCCCCAATCTGGCTCTGTTCGTGATGCAGCATTATGCTTAGAGTCATTCAAAGGGTTGCAAGGGACTGAGCCAGATATGTGTTCTGGCACGGTCTGTACTGATGTCTATATTACCATGGACGGTTCAGACGGCGGTGAAATTAAAGTCGGTCATTGTCTCATAGGGGGAATGTTCAGAACGGTGTTTACTCGACCTTACGCGTCAGGGTTCACTCTACATAATATATTACTATGTAGAGCATGGTATTCATCATATAGCGGACTCTTTGGTAGGGCAGGGAAAGGGAGTGGTGTGACTATTGGTAAGCACCCAGACATAAATCAATCGTGGGATGGTGCTGTCAATGGAATATACATTGATGAGGTTTGGGGGCATACAAACGGACAAGCAGGAACTTGGGTCGAAGATACTAATGAAGATATCGGATATGGTGTGGGCATTTATGGTGAAATGTTCTCTGTCCACATCGGAAAGGTTATAGGTGAGCTAAACAAAGGCTCAGGCTTTCAGAATAAAATGAAATACGGAAGCTTAAAAGTAGATAGTATGTATCTTGAAGCTAATACTGGACTGGATTACTACTGCGCAGTTACTAACTCAGCTGGAATATCATGGCAGACACCAGATGTATTCCTCTCTCAACGAGGTAAGGTTAAAGTTAAGCCAGACAGTAACACATCAGCATCGCTGATCGGCTTTCCATTCTCTATTGATTCATCGAATTCATTTGATTTTACAGGTGTCAGTGGTAGCCGCGTGAGGCTATCAAAAGAATCAGCTTATGCAGCAAAAACAGCTATAGCCAAGACGTTATCTGAGAATTTCAGCATTATGTCATCTGTTGAAAGTTCACTGAATACGTTTAGTGTGCAGTGCAGGGGGTTAAACCCAGTGCAGTCTCTTGAGTTTGCAAACAACTGTGAATTGGTTTTTATACCCTATGTAACAACAACATCCGCAGGGTCGTATGTGTTCCAGATAACCCGTAACGGTGTAGATCAAGGTACTTCGATTTCCAAGAGCGGGCCATTTAAAGCATATGAGTCAGTTGTACTAACATCATGGTCAGGTTCTTACAACAATATGTACTCATTTAAGGTAGTGCAAGAATACAATCAACAGTGCGCTGGCATGTTCGTTATCAGAGCTAGACACCTGTAACAAGAAAAACCTATCAACATTGACTAATTTTTTATGGTTTTTTGTTTATCTTTTTATGCTGTAGTATCATGGTTATTTCTCAACCATGGTGCTACACATGAATGAAAATGCCACAACGGTTACAGGCCTAAGCCTTGCATCCTTTCTAGGTTACTTTTCAGGATTGCCCCCTGAGGTTGTTATGGGGGCCATTCTTGGCGCTATTTACTTTACTACAGCAGCTACAGAATTCTCTTTCGCTATTCGTTCAGTATTTGCAATTCTCAGTCTCGGGGCTGGCTTACTATTCTTTAGCCCTTTCGCCACTATCTTCGTTTCAATGACCGGGTTAATTGGCGTTAAACCCGATGCATATAACATTGATAGCCTTGACGCTCTTGGGGCATTCGTTGCCTCACTTCTCTCTGTAAAACTAAGTATCAAACTGTACAAGAAAGCTGATATTCCGAAAGGAGGTAACGGCCATGACGTACGATAAATTAATGCTTATCACTAATGCCTTTGTTTGTTTAGTTATGTTTTTGCGTGGTCTCTATTTTGTGAGAAATGGTAAAGGCTACAGCAAGCTTGGTGGTTGGCTGGCTTATGCATTTTTAGGGTACTCAATATCGGTACCAGTCTATTCCTATCTAGATCCTAGCTATCAAGCTGGTTTACAGAACTTAATTCCTAATATTTTTCTTTGTGCTGCGCTGTTTGCTAAGCGCGGCAATGTCATGCAGTTAATTAAAAAAGTGGGGTGATCCTAATGTCCATGGTAGATAAACAAAATAGATTTACTGGAATGGTGGCTAAGTTAATTATCTTTGCACAGGATAAAGGTTATCAATTAACGTTTGGTGAAGCGTTTAGAACAGAGGCGCAAGCAAACCTTAATGCAGCTAACGGCTCTGGCATTTCAAATAGTTTACACAAGCATCGCTTGGCAATTGATTTTAATCTATTTAAAGGTGGCAAATACTTAACAGCCACCAACGATTATAAAGAACTTGGTGAATACTGGGAATCGTTAGGTGGTAGCTGGGGTGGGCGTTTTAAAACTCGTCCTGACGGTAATCACTTCAGCTTAGAGCATAACGGAGTTCGTTAATGAAAAAAGTAGCCATTGCATTAATTGCGCTGGCTATCTCATTTGCCGCTGGTTTTATGACTAGCGGCATTTTTTCTGATAACCAGCAAATGACAAAACATATTGTTGGGCAACAGGAAGATGAGAAAGACCTAGCGTTTAACATCGACCAGCGCAAGCGGGCAGACGAAGAGCAACAAAATAGGGTGGTGATATACAATGAACAGAAAGAACGTGCTACGATGCGCACAGACGATTTACTTAAGCGTGTTCTTAATCACTTTGACAGCGTGCAGTTCGAAACCAGTGCCACGGAAACAAAAACTGATGGTACCGCTTACTCCGATACCTGCCGAACTGAGAGAGCAAAGGCCAGTGAACTTTCTCGACAACTACGAAGCACACTTGAAGTCTATGGGCGTGAGTCTAATCGTGCCGATGAAAATACAAGGGCCCTTAATTTATGTATTATCGACTTAGCAGCAAAAGAAAAATTACTCGAATCGTATCGATAGATTGCTGTACAAATATTGTTCACTTTTCATTATGACGGTATTGATGACGGTATCATAACCCACTAGGTTAATTCTGTTTTATATAAATCAATTAGTTATGTTTCATGTAAACAATTGAGTGGGAATAATATAGTTATTGTTGATAACAGTTTTTAGTTGTCGATAAATCCAAAGGCATCAGTTAGTTACTGGTGCCTTTTTGTTTTTTGGTGACGAGTAGGTCATTTTACTTTGGTTAAGTGATGATCACTTTATTGATTAATATGCTTATAGGTGGAACTGGAATGAAAAAAGTAACAATGGTTATAATAGATGCTCTTAGATTTTTAGGTAACCTAAAAAGCACTTCAATAGAGTACTCGTAAATACTATATCTGTGCTTCAATGACGTCTATCGTAACGGTAATAAAATGGATATTAGGTCAATATATACTTATCGATGAGGGATAATAAATATCACCTAAAGTGGTATTTTTGAAGCCATGCTGTAGCAATAATAAATTTTTACCTGATTACGAATTTTAAAACTTTTATAAAATGATGAGAGATAATTTTAATGAGGGGAAAGTAGGGCTTACTGATATATTAAATTCAGTTAGATATTTAATGCATGATTAAGCAACAGGATTATAAAGTAAAAGCAATCCGTCTATAACGGATGCTTTTACTTTACGCTAGGGATAATAATTTTAGAATTGATACACTAACCCTAAGCCAAGCACGTTATCAGTATTCACTTTGTAATGGTCAGTAAAATCATTATCGTTTAACAAGTTGATTTTATAATCGATAACAGCACTCAAATTTTTATTAAAGTCATAAGCTGAGCCGATGGCAATATAATTCACTAATTCTTTATCCCCAAAGTTGCCTAAGTTTTTACCTTTGGAATAGTTATAGCCAATTGATGGGGTTAGACCGAAGTCAAAAGAATATAAGGCAACCACTTCAAGATTCTGAGTTTTATTTGCTATTGACTCCATATCATCATTACCAAAACGGCTCATATTAAGTGTTTGGCCATACATGACGGCGAGATAGAGGTCTTCGTATTCAAATTTCCCTCCTACGTTCCATGCTTCGGCGCGTTTACCCGTTGCGCTACTGGTTGTGGCATCTTTTTGTTTTGGTGTGCGGGAAGATGAGGAGTAACCACCGCCAAGGGAAATACCATAACCTAACTCATAAGCAGTCGATAAGCCAAAACCATCGCCGTTATCGGTTAATTCATCTCCGGATGATAGGTTTTTTTCACCATTTTTACCCTGATATTGTAGTGCGAAGCTTAAACCGTCAATGTAACCAAAAGCATTATTATTGCGATAAGTGAGTAAATTGCGGTTACGGCTTAGCATGTAATTATCTTCTTGATCCATCGTATCCGCTCCCCAGAGTGGTAATACGTCTGTCCAAGCATTGGTATCATAAATAACACCATAATTGCGGCCATAATCAAGGGAGCCGTAATCTGCAAATTTTAAGCCTGCATAAGCTAAACGATTGCTATTTTCTTCAGTTGATTCCGATTGGTTAGTTTTCGTTTCCCATTCAAAACGCCCAAAGCCAATGAGCTGGTCGGTGATTTGCGAATCACCTTTTAGCCCTAGTCTGACACGTGAGTCGTCACCATCTTCGCCACTACGGCTTTTGGCAATATGATGGCGGACATCAATTTGTCCGTATACATCAAGTTTATTACCATCTTTATTGTACATTTCAGCGGAGTTAGCAACATTGACAGTAAGTAGTGTTGGAATAATGAGTGTGAGTAATTTGTACTTCAT